TTATTTTTGAATAGTTCTGCCCGTTTCTGCATGGTCTTAACATCATACTTCTCAATATCAAAATCATGTTTGGACCTTTCATTAATAATTGGTCTATACATTATTGCAGATAAGATGTGTAACATATCTAATACCTCATCTTCTTTCTTGGTTGAGATTGTATCCATATCAACATATTCTGCAAAGGATAAGTCCTCCCACTTGGGAAAGAACCCATAACTTATTCCATCTAAATCAAACCTATCTTGGAACGTTGGTCTTTCTGTTGGTATTAGTTTTATAATTTCTGATGCAAGGTAATTAACCTTTTCAAAATCTGTCTCTAACAAATCCTCAACAGGTGCTCCTGTAAATAAACTTACCAACTTGGCTGCGTAATAATCATCCGAGAATAAATCCTTTAACTTAAACATCTTAACATAATGACCTATTGTCATAAGTTCTGGTATTTCATACTGTTTATCTTCTATCTTAAATTTAACCATATTATATTTTGTTTTTTTAAATAAATGAAATTGAATATTTACCTGTGTTTTTATATGTACTTACTTCAAATAACATCTTCATCATTACAGCATCACTTATATCGGGTGATGTTCCTAATATCTTTTTCATTTCATCCTTACTATGAACACCAATCTTATTATCCTTATCCGTATCCTTTAATCTTACACTTAATAATTCTTGTGTTAATGTGTCTATTGTATTTGGGTCCATAATATTAATACTAATCTTTCCCTCCTTAAACATCTCACTTAGTTTAATATAACATTGTGATTTTAAATTGGTATAGTTTTGTTTATGTAATGGTGAACTATTGTTTATAAAGTTCTTCCCACGTATTTGATCTGCTACACCTCCACCAACTCCATCAGAATCCACCACAATGTTCTGTGGATGTACCCCGTATTTCTGTATTAGACCCCTTATTTCTTCACTCAAATCTGTTGTTGATAGTTTGGTATAGGTTAGTATTTCGGTGATGACATTCCCTACCCATATCACCACCACAGACCTATCACTACCAAACCTTGCTACGTCCACACTCATAAACTTCTTATCATTCACATTTGGTGCTATCTTAAATATACTTGAACTGATTATATCAAAATCAAATAAACTATCTTCTTCTGTTTCATAATTCCAATCACCAAGGTATAAACGCTTCATTTGTTTTGGTGGTAGGTTTCTTAAAATTTCCAAATATTCTGGTGGAAGATTTTTATTATCTGTGGGTAACGCCTGTATAAATATCTTATATGGTTCTAATGTTTCTTGTATATGTGGTGTATAAAATTCTGACTTTAACCAACTGTTTGTTGGGTTACAACTCATAAACAATTTTGGTGTTAGTTTATATTCATTAATCTTATATCTTAATAGTGAACGTACTACATCATACGCTTGTCTTGATACCTGACTAATCTCATCAATGAAAGCAATGGTTACTTCTAATCCTCCTAATGAATCGTAGTTAGGGTCTGATGGATTGTATTGTAAATCTCTAAACACTATCTCACTTCCATTGTAAAACTTAATTTCGTTAGATTGTTGGTTATAGGTATAATGTTCAGGAGTGATTCCATGATCCTTGAATAAATCTAATAATGTCTTTATTGTGGTAACTCGTAGTTGTGTTAGAACTGTACGACCTATCAACGCCCTAATACCAGGATAAGTAACGCACATATATAGAACCCATACAGAACCCAAATAGGATTTACCTGAACCTTTCGCACCACCATATAACACTTCTCTATGAGTTTTATCAAGTAATAACTTAAATGTTTCATATTGTTTCTTGTGTAAATTAATTTCCATATAGAAAATTATAAGCGGATAAATCCTCCACCTCATTGTTTATGTTTATCTCATTGTCCCATCTATTAATGTCGTGTTGTAAATTACAATCAGCTCTACCTCTTTTACATCTTAATATCCAATCTTCCTTGGTCTTATTGTGATAGTGATTTATATAAGCAACATCCATTGGTCCGTTATGATTTGAATAACCACTAAATTTTTTTCCATTTGTATCCATTGCTGGTGAATAACAATTATGTGGTAGTTGCATAACAACACCACTTCTTGCATTGACAATAACTTTAACGTGTGGGTCAGTACCCTTATTTCTCATTTTAAAGGGTTTTAAGAGACTCTCTCCTTCTCTTGACTCTATACCCATATTTCCATACATCGTCCAATTTAGACCTATTACATTCGTTCTGTGTTGATATTCTTCTATTAGTTCCTTAATGTTATTATGTTTCTTTAAAACAATAAACTCATCACAGTCAATAAAAGCTAACCAATCATATTCTGTATTGTCTCTTAATACTTGATTGTATAACGGAACTTGTATTGAACCACCATCACAAATTCCCTTTTCTAATATTGGATGTTCCATATCTGTAAGCCAATCATTCTGAAACATAATCACCTTATCAAATCCTAACTTTTCATTATAGTCCAACCATTCTTTTAAGTAATAGTCTTCCCATTTTGCTACACATACTAATCCTACTTTCATATAGTATCTACTGGTTTAATTAATAAATCTTCTTCGGTAGGTTTATTTTTCATTGATAGATGATGTAAGTGTGTGACCTTTTGTTGGTCAGTCATTGTGGACATTTTTTTCATTTCCTTTTCATACATTTTCTTTACTTCTCTATCCTTTTGTCTATTGTATCTTCTTATTGCTGATGTTGACATATTATACGTATTTTATCCAAGAATTATCTTTAAAAACTTTATCAGGTTTCCCAAACATTTTATTTACTGCTTCATATACTCCTACCAAATGTGATATTTGATTGGTATAATCATGACCACCAATCACTCCACCTTTCTTAACAAGTGGTAGGTAGTTTGTAATATCTGTCTTAACTCCATCATATGTATGTAGTCCATCAATATAAACAAAATCAAATTCCTGTCCCTTTAATTGGTCTAACGCATCATTGGATGTAGAAACTATCGTCTTAATGTTTTGATGGTCACCAGTCCTTTCTAAATAAGTTTGATAGACATTTTTAAAGTCAAATAAATGTGATGTAGGATCTTTCTCATCATACCCTTCTAAAAACGGGTCTATTGATATAACTTCCTTGAATGATTGTGCAAACAGAACTGTACTTTCACCTACAAATGATCCTATCTCAATCATTGTCTTATTGGAATTATCCCCCAATTCTTTTATCAGGCCCATTAAACCTTCCGTTGATACTTGGTCTCTCATCCAAGTCTGATTTTTATTTGTTGTATATTTCATATTTAATTATGTACGTATAATATTTTATTTAACTTAGTAACCTTAGCGTGTTTATACTTTTTAATAAACTCATCTACATAATACCAGTCCGCCCATTCTTCTTTTGTGTTTAGTTTAATCTTATTACCCATATTGGTCCTTACCATAAAACATCCAATATCAATACGACCAAATTGTAGTGCTGTATTAATAGCAATATATTCTTTATTCACCCAATTATGAACCATATTACAATAAACAAAATGTTGTCCCTCACTTACCTGTAACATCTCATTGACAAATTCAGGGACATAATAGTTGTCATCCCCTGTCATACATACCCATTCTTCTGTTGCTTGTTTAAGTCCTATATTCCTTGGTGTGTGTCCCCAATCTTTATTTGGACCATCAATATGACTAAATCTAATTCTATTTTCATCTTGATATAAATCCTTCACCTTTCTATAAGAGTCCGTTAATCCGTCTATAATAACGTGTGCTTTCCAATTTGGATTGGACTGTGATACAAGTGATGCAAGTATAACCATCAGATTATTTGGTCGGTTCCATGTTGGTATTATAAATTCTATATTCATATATATTTTTGCCAAAAACGAAGTTTTGGTCAATAAGATTTAAAAAAATTATTGGTCTAAATTAATTGATATTGTTATTGGGTTTCCACCTGACGTTATGTCCATCTTAACTGGTTGGTCCAATCCATATATCTTACTAATGTCTCTTAACACTTCTGCTTCAACCCTTCTGTTCCCTGATAGTCTAGAACGATTTAGAAGGTCGTACAGACGATTGAGTTGTTCGGATAGTATTTCCTCCCTCTCTTGTGTGAAACGTTCTTTAAGACGGTTCCTACAATCAGTCCACATACTTTCTGCTGTTCTTGTTGTTACTTCAAATTCTTTTGAAGCTATATCTCTAAATTCTGTAAATGATTTTTTCTCATATACTATTAGTTCAAATACCCTAACCATCTTTTCTTCGTATTGAATTTCATTTGATTTTCTTCCACCTGCTGCTGCTTTTGCCATTTTATATTAATTTTAATTGTTTAGCTATATAATCCAATTTGATAAAAGCTTTATTCTTACAACAACTATAAATTATATCCTCACCGAATATAACCTTATATATATTGTTTGCTCTATCCTTATACTCTTTTGTTGCTCCTGATGCTTTTAATACCATATGAGCAAATAGAATATCTTCGTTGGAATATTTTTGTTTTGTTATTTTTGGTTCTTGAACCTTTTTTATCTTTCCCATACTAATCGTGTATTAAAGGATATTCATCCTTATCTTTTATTGGTTCTATTATATCTATATTATTATACCAATCATCCACCAAATTTATTTCTTCTTTACTTGGTTCTCTTTCATCCACCGTTACTAACTTAACTGTTTTTGGATTATGTATTACTCTATCTTTCTTACCGCAATTACATCCCATCTTTAATTGTTTATTTTATTTATTATATCTGTCTTAACTTGTTTCCTTATTTCATTAATATAACGACTAATTGATTGATTTGGTATATTTGTTTTTCTACTTACTGCTTTCATTGAACGATTTAAAGAAAGATAGAGATCCATCAAACTTTTCTGAAACCATGATAATTCTGAATAGTTTAATTCCAATAGTTGATATATCTGTTCTTGTTCAAATTCTTCTTGTTCATATGATAAATCCCAACAGGTTGCAACATCCACATTCATTATCTGTCTCTCCCTTCTTATACGATAGTGGAACGGACTTGTCTTACTGAAATAGTTTATCCTCATCACCGCTACGATATAATACTTTATACTATTGTCATCATAATCCGTTAATTTAATTTCATCTTTTCCGTAAAGTTGTAAAATTACTTCATGTAACAGGTCCCTCGTTAATGGGTCTTGCTTGGTCATCTTCATTGCTATATTATATAGTTGGTAGTAATTGGTGGACAGGTAATTCTCTATTTCTTTATTCATTAATTAATTTTCTACAATCGTAAAGAACTTCACAAATTTCATATGATTCCATTTGTTCATTACTTATCATACTACTTTCAAATACTTTATCTAAAAATTCAATCCTATCATATTTTGGATTTAAATCTTTATCTATATGAAAGAGTAATATATCAATCAGTTTATTACATACAGCTTTCTTTTCATCATTTGAAAATTTTGAGTAGTTTTTTGGAATATCTACATCAGCTAATTTTACGTGCTCTCTCTTGTCCATCTTACCACAGTTGTTTCACCAACCCCAAATTTGATTGCAATTTGTCCGATGGTGTATTTATTGCTCAATCTCATCTGTTTCATCTTATCAACTACCTCTTTTGTTTTTACGTATCTAATACCTTTACTTGATAAATACTTCTTTATTGCTGGAAATATTCCATTGGAATCCTTAATACCTTTTTTCCACCATTTTTGATTGTCTTCGTTGAACTTCCAACCCAATGATAGCATAATCTTAAAAACCTCGTTCTTTTGTATTTCATTGGCATATTGGTTGGGTTGAGGTCTAATTTCGTTTCCTCCTTGATTAATAATTCTTTCGTTTGTTCTTCTAACTTTCTCATAATTTTTTGTGCACTGGATGCATCTGTATTGAAGTTTCTTTTTATTTCTATAAAATAATGAAAAAGGCTTCCATACACTACATACTCCACAAAACTTATGATTGGGTGCGTTCTCCAATGGGTCTGGTTGTGATTCTAAGACCACTGGTTGAACTATCTTTTGTTGTTTGACCATTTCCTTTCTAACCTTTTGTTTATGATAATAACAATCATTACATTGCTTTCTGACATACATCTTATTTCTTGTTGAGTGCCAATATTTTTGGAATTGATTTTCTTCCTTTTTTATTTTACAAACATTACATAACATAAATATCTTGAATTAACGAAAAAACCCAGTACCTAAGTTTTAATTAGATACCAGGTTTGGGAGTATAATACTATTACCAGGTATGATAATAGAATAAATATAAAGTTATTATGTTATATCATCAAGTGAAAGGAACATATTTCTTTTCTTTTTTGAGTATAGATTTAATAGTATCTGGTCACCAGTACTTACTTCTTCTGGTTTTAATCCATCCAATAAGAATATATATTCCTCTTTCTCCGTTGAGGGTAACTTATAAAATTCTTTTATTGAGAGCTCATCTTCTCTCCATTTCCAACTTGTTGTTTGTTTCATAATACTTTTAATTTGGATAATTTATTTTCATCTGCGTTGAAGATAAAATGTATTGTATTACCAATTACTGGTGCGTTAGTAGTTGAAATAAATACCTTATATACCTCATCTTTACCTACAAGTTTAACTAACATATTGTTGAAAGATTTGTTCTCCCATTCTGTTTCAGTGCTGGTGATTATGTCTTCAACCACCTCAACATACATCAGGTTGTGCTGGAACCTTCCTCTCTGTTGAGTTAGTTTTACAAATACCTGTTTCAACTCGTTTAATTCTTTTTCAATTTGTTGAGAGTAACTATGTGTTTCGTTTATCTTACCTTCCAAAAATTTTACATTTTCATAATTAATATCAATATTTTTATTATTAATTATGAAATAATCAACAACTTTTTTTTCTAATTTATCTACTTTAGTTAATTGTGCCATATTATATTTTTATTTTTTGATATTCCAATATTGTTGAGTAATGTAAATTGAATAAGTATTTCTCCTTGCGTTCTATTGCATCCATATCTTCCTTTTCAATTAGTTTAATAATATTTGGTATAGTGTTGAATGTACTTTTTATTTGTTCTGCTATAATGTGCTTTCTTTTTATTTGGTCTTCTTTACTTTCTTCTACTATACTTTCCTTTACTTTACTTTCCTTTACTTTACTTTCCTTTACTCTGTGTATTAATTCCTGATTAACCATAGTTAATTCGGGATTAACTCCATTATCAGGTAGTTTATTTCTTTTTAATACACTTAAAGGTGAGTTTAATAACGAGAAACCTTTTCTTGTGTTTAACACATCTTGGTTGCGGTCATAAAATTTTTGTGAGTAGATATACCCCAAATCAATTTCAAATAGTTTTAATTTTACACAGTAGTCAATAATCTCTATCAACTCTGTTGCGTCAATATCAAAATCGGGTGTAAGTAATTCAATATTCAATTCACTCCATTCGTATTGTAGATACTCACAATCTGATAGATGTTCCAACATCATAACATAAATTGAATATCCCTTATGTGAGAACTTCCTTCTCAACGCTTTAATTTTTAAATCATTCCTCATATCCTTATCGTGGGAGAAATAATCCAAATTGTTTTTTACTGGTCTTGCCATAATAATAAAAAGGGTTAAAGGTTCTACTCAACGTGCTTCACTCCGTCTTTTGTTCCAATAACCCTATCAATGTTTTTAATGTCCTGTTAAGTGAAGCGGACTATTATAAATATATCATTTATTAAATTAATTTCAAAATTTGACTAATATTTCTTTTTCCACATAATAATTGTAAATGTGGAAAAGTAGATATGTATATATTTTTTTTTACAAAATCTAATATTTATATTTATAAAAACAATTAAATCAATATAAAATGGCAGATTTTCACAACAACCTCGGAATAGATGACGAGGAACTTACTCCATTAATCAATATGGCTAAAAGTCAAGATAATAGAGTATTATGTATTTTTAATACTATACCTGATAAAGTAATATCAAGATGGCCTATCCAAAAAATCTATAATAGATTATATAAAGGTAAGAAATTAAGTGATTTATCTTTAGGTAGAATATTAAGTAATTTAAGTGCTAAAGGTTATTTACTTATTGTAGGTAAAGAAATGGGAGAAAAGGGAGTTGATAATTTTATCTATAAACTTAATCCTAATCCCCCTCAATGTAAAAAACCTCTACCAAAAAAAGTTGACGTTAAATTAATCTTTATTCATAATACAGATGGAACAAGAGATTTAAATTACCACGAAATGTTACAAACATTTAACGCAAAGTTTAGTTCAGCAAAAGAAGTATTAAAATTAAAAAATCAAAATTAAAATGGCCAACACTCAACAAGACGCAATTGTACGTCAAAATCAATCTGGTAACGTAAGACAATTATTAAAAGACAAGGGTATTATTGGATTTGTCTCAACATATGAGATAATGGTCTATACCCAATTATGGGCTGACTTTTGTATGGAAGGTCCAACTTCTGAAATTAAAAAGAGGTTCCAAGCGTTTGATGTTATTATGGAAAAACGAATCAATGAATATAAATTAGAAATTGATGGACTAATTATAGATTAATATGAAAAAAATAGAATTTACCGAAACGGAATTAGAAATAGTAAATGATGCTTTATCGTGTTACTTTCATGAAAATAATAAAAGCAAAAAAGAATGGCAAGAAGGTGACGATTTTTGGGAAAAATTGTTAATTAATAAGGTATTTTTAACTAACATCCATATTTTAATATGTAAAATACAAAAAGAAAATACTGATTTTAAGTTTTTTAAGAATAAATAATATGGAAGAACTAACTAAATTTGTTGCGGACAACTACAATGGATTATATGAGATATACTCAACACAGATAGAACCAAATGAAATGACATTTGATGATTTTTGTATGAAGATGTTTATCGCTCACATTAAAACAAAACAAGTTGGGGTTTAAATTCTTAACATCCGAAGAAGACCAATACGGAATCAACTATGTTCCTGAACCTAATCAAGAAATACATACATTAATTCTATATCATAGGAGTGAAGTTAATCTTGATACCTTAGGTGAAATTGAATATGATAATTTACTTCGTAGAGAAAGAATTAAAATGATTGAAAGTTTTTGGATGGATGGAAGAATTAGTCAAGAAATTATATATCAAGATAATAATGGATTTACTTTAAGAACAGAAATAATAATTTAGGTGCTTTCTTTTTATTATAAATTCTTTTTCGTATATTTATTATTGGGTGGGGGATTTAGTTTTATTACTACGATACCGCCATTTTGTTTCTCCCACCCAACCTTTAATCTCAGTTCTATTTCTATATATAAATCAAACCGACCCCCGTTTCTACGGGGGTTTTTTGTGCATAAAAAAAAGGTTCTATGTGGAACCTTTCTATTTATTATTTTAAGACGATTTAAGACACCCTACCTCGTTTTGATGTAACTACCTCACAATAAGATTATTTGTCCTTAATTGGGACGCAATTTGGAACCATACGACCATCCTTCTCTTTTAACCCAATTGCTTCCCAACCTTCCCAACAAGCACCTTCCAAACTATCACCTTCAGCAAATGATTTTTTCATTCCCGCTTTAATTGCT